CTTACCATTGAATATTCCTGATATAAAACAGGTTGAAAATCCTCTTCTATATCTGCATCAGCACCCCAAATTAATTCTGTATTACAGTGCCAACAGTTCATTGCTCCCACTTACCTTTTGTTTCCCATTCTATATGTTCTTTTTTTCTTCTTTCGATATAATCCCAAAACCATTTTGAATCATCACTTATAGTATTACTTATTGGCATAGATGGACCTGTTACTTTAGGTAAGCCTTGATCCAATAATTTGGGCATCATGCCTTGTACATTATCTAAAATTTCATTCATAACTCGGCTTTTGAAATTTTCAGAAGTTACATACTTGTAACCAAAGTACGCTCCACCACTCATAGAAGCTACCATTACAAATGAGACAATACTCAAAACATTAGCTATTTTTTGAAACATGATAAAAGAAGCACTAATTAAGGCAAGCGTACCAATAACATTAATGGTACTTTTCCTGATTATAGGACTAGCACCATTGCGTGTCATGTATGGAATTATTGACAGAAATATTCCTATTAAGACTCAGTAGTTTCAGTTTCTTTTATTAATTCTTCTAATTGAGTCTTAGCTCCTTTTAGTTCATATATTTTTTGTTCGCAGTTCTTTGCTACTTGAGTAGCTTCATTATAATTATTTGCAATCTGTTGAAGTTCTTTGTTTATGACTTCTAGTTTAGACTTTAAAGAATCAATCATTAGGATGATATTGTAATACTCTACTAATATACTAGCTTACTTTTAATGCTGCAACTTCGGTTTTCAACTCCTTAATCATCCATCTTTGGGTCGTCATCAATTACCTGTTTATCTGGTTCAACAATCAAACTACCATTGTCATCTGTTGTTACGGATGAAACAATATCATTATCTTTACGTTCTCCTATTACCATCCAAGAAATTGTATCTGTACAGCTATTATCTTCTGCAACAATCGTAAGTTTATTACCTGTAACAGAACCTTTTACATTTATCCAACCTGTCTCATTTGTAGTAAAACATTGCACATCTCTGTTTAAAACATCAAATGTACCTTCTGTCATACCTGATTTAGTGTCAATATTAACTGTTGCTGTACCGTTCACTAAATCAACTTTACCACGATACATAAGATCCGATTGAGGGCCTTCAATCGCAGCATGAACAAGATCTTTTGTTTCAGATAACTCACTAAGTGGATGAGGAATTCTAAATGATTTATTACCACTTAAACTTAATGTACCAGTTACATATACCCCTGCATTGGTTGTCTCAAGCCTTACGTTACTATTATGATATAAGCGTAACCAGGCATTACGTTGCGATAATAAATGCCATTTATTGGCGTTATCATCATATAAACCTAAGTAATCACCAGTAGCAGACCCATTACTCATAAATACACTATGACCATCTATTGAAAATCCACCCCAACCATTTTTTTCACCATTACTTATTTGCATTGATCCATATTCACCAGTAACATGGCTTATGAATCTATCTTCAGAAGCAAGATTACCACCAAAATATATACGACCTTGACCTGAACCTGTATCTAAAAATATTCTTGCGACACCTGCTGCTGCTGCATAAAATCCCCAATTTGAGCCAGTGGGTAAGAAGGAAGAATCACCCTTAGAGTACCCAACACCATACATATTAGATAAAGTACCTTCATTAGGGTTGTAAGCAGAACCAATGGTAAAAATTGGGTTTGTTTTTGTTTCACTACCACCAATATTGTTGTAACCTCCTTCTAAATGACCTGTATGGTGCTGAGTTCTTTGTATATTGTGTTCACTAACTAAAAGATTAGTATTAAATGTAGTAGTATTATGTGCAAAAATAGTTTCGTGAACTTGACTATTAGCACTTGGTCTTATGTAAATGTTATAACCAGAGCTACAACTAATAAAAGTACTAGTATTGTTATTTAATATCATGTATTCAGAATTTATTGTCTGGTCTGCGTGTTTTAATCCAAAATAACCACTATATGCTTGTCCTACTATTCCATCTATTCCAGCAGTACCTCTATCAACTCTTATGTCACCATTAAAAGTTGAAGCACCTGTAACGTAAAATTGACCGTCATTAGCAAGTCTTATATAACCAAGAGTAGATCCCGCTTCAAAAACACTATATGCCCCATTACCACCGTTGTTTGAAACTCTAAATGTCGCTGCTGTACCGAGTGTAGTAGCAGAGCCACCATCACTAACGTGTAAAACTGATACACCAGTTGCAGGTGGGGTTGCATTTAAAATTGATGTAACACAATTACCATCTATTGTTAATACACTTTTACTATCAGTACCATTACGAATTATAAACGTACCAGCGTCATTTCTAATTTGGTACTGATCGCCACCATCGGTATCGTTTAATTTAATTTTTGCTAATGATGAAGTTACAGCTAAATCACCTGCAACTGTAGCTCCTGTACTTGTAGTTTCAAACTTTTTAACGTTGTCGTAATATAAATTACAACCAGCATTTTCAATAGCTGCAAACATATTTTCAGTTTGTGCAGCATTTTGCATAACAACTTGATTACTAACAAGTATCAAAGCACCTGTTCCAGCATCTTGAATATAACTATGATTACCATCGTGATAAATTTGTAAGTCTGATCCAGTTCCAAGAACAATTTTTTTATTATCACCAAGAGTAATTGCATTACCACCATCAGCAGTCAAACTTCCACTAACTAAAACTCCAGCACCTGTAGTCTCAAACCTTTTACTGTTGTCATGGAATAGCTCTACGTTTCCATGCTGTGTCGCAGTTATTAAATTTTCAAATTGATTTGCATTGACTTCTGTTTGTATAGCAAAAGCACCTGTAGCTGCAACATTTAAAGAGTAGTGATCGTTATAAGAAGCACTATTGTTAGCTATAAAAAATAATCTAGCATCTTCATTACTTGCACCTCTTATATATAATGTATGACCATTAACTATCGCACCTTGAGAATGTGTAGATAGACGTTTAGTTCCATCATAGTAAAGATCAACAGCATTATTTAATCTAAATTCTGCCATTAATTCTGTATTACTATTACGAATTTCTAAATCAGTTGTATAAGCATCTATAAAACTTCCCGATCCATTATGATATATCTGAAGGTCATCACCAGTTCCAAGTCTTAAATATCCACTATCTGGAATATCAATAGTTGTCGCTAAAAGAGTGCCTGTAAGAGTAGCTCCAGTACTGGTTGTCTGTAGCTTGACTGATCCGTTATAACGTAAATCTGTTGCTCCATCTGGATCTATCTTGAAAGCTGTAAGACTGTTAGCTGCATCTGTTACTCGAAAATCATCAGACTGTATATTGAACATACCAGTGGCACTGTTTAGTCTAGAATGTGAACCATCGTGAAAAATTTGTAGGTCATTACTAGCACCAATTCTTAATCTTTGATTGTCATTAAGAAGATCAACAGTAGAATCATTTATTTGTATTCGACCATTACCATTAGTTCCCAACATTATAGGGTGTGAAGCACCAATAGTATCTAGTCTTACCAAACTTGATTGTGATTGTATTCTAAAATTTGCACCGCTTACTTTAGTAACTTCAAAATTAGCATTACCACCAGTGTTTTCAACCTCAAACAAGCTACCAGTTACTTTTAAATTAGAGCCAAGATCAGCCGAACTTATCGTGCCGTTCTTTATACCGTCAGTGCTGATCTGTGTAAGTGCCATTATTCAGTTGGATCTGTTGGTTTATCTGCTATTAGTTTAGCTTTCCAGGCAGCTTTTACATTAGTAGTCCATACAGCATTGCATATTGCTGATACCTCTGCTGGTTCGCTTGATAAATCTGTATCTACTAAATTATCTGAACCATCTAACGTTCCAGGATTTAACACATATCTCATATATGATCTCGTAAGTTCTATGCCATCTTTTTTGATGACTGTTGCTTTGCGGACTTGTACCGCTTTGTATTGACCGACAACTTCTATCTTGTCGTATTCGGTTGATTCAGATAATGCCATTTAGGAAAGTCCTCCAGACTTAACAGGTTTATGGTGCTTAGTTTATAGACTTAGCTCGGTCTAACTAAACTTGGTAAAATCCGTTGCAGTAGAAAAATTTTCCTGAAAATGTACTTGTGTTGAACGTTACGTTTGAATCATTCCTAAAATATATGTCACTACTACCATTATGAGCAAATACGTAAATATGCTCTGGACTATGGTTATTGTTAGAAATACTAATATTTCCACCCCAACCATTCCCTACTGTATATGGTAAACCTGAAATTTGAAATGAAGCACTACCACTAAGACTATTAATTTGTAATGCCCAAAAAACTTTATTACCAATCTTTGTGTACTGCCCTACCAGAGTAGCAGACGCTCCAGAGGGTAAAGTAGGGGTCCAAGTGCCTTCTTCATAGTCGTCAAGTGCGTTGGCTGCTGCGGTGTCTCCATTAAAAGTAAAACCACCAGATTCAATAAACCTTAGTCTTTCATTAGAACCATGACCAATTATTAAATCAGTGCCAGAACCACCACTATGTTTTTTCTGCACTATAAAGTGGTCAGTATTAGTATTAGATGAAACTTCAAAACGAATACCAGCAAAAGTATTAGCACCATCATTTGTATTTCTCAAGACAAGCTGAGAAGTATTAGTCATGTTTGTATCTGAGGTGTTTCGAGTTACGAGTACACCATCTGAATTTGTTTCAAACTTTTTAACGTTGTCATAATATAACTCTACTGCTCCATCATATTTGACAATAACTCCTTCTTCTCCACTTTTAGGTTGTAATCTAATCCAACCATTAGTAGAGTTAATAATATCTAAATTTCCAACACTATTAGTAATATGTGAATCACCACTTTCGTGATAAATTTGTAGGTCATCACCAGTTCCAACATTTAATTTATAGTTATCAGCTAAAAATATATGTCCACCTGACATATTAAGATTATCTGTAACTTGAACTCCACCGCTAGTAGTCTCAAACTTTTTACTGTTATTGTGATATAGCTCTACTGACCCATCAGTATTAGCAACAAGCATATTTTCACTTGTTCCTTTATTAAGCTGTATATTTCCACCATTACTCTGTATTAATAAACTACCAGTACCTTCATCTGAAATTCTTGAATGGTTGCCATCGTGAAAAATTTGTAGATCTGCACCAGATCCAAAAGCTGCTTTTACATTATCTGCAAGTCTCAAACGATTACCAAATATTTCTACTCCATCTGAATCTGTCTGAAACTTTTTAGTGCCGTTGTGATATAGCTCTACTGCTCCGTTTGGCTTAAACTTTGCCATGTTTTCAGCAGCACCACCTGTATAGGCATTGATATGAACCTCCATATCATTATGTGATTCAATGTAATTAAAACCTGAATGATAAATTTGTAGGTCATCGCCTGTTCCTAGTTTAAGTTTTGCATTATCTGGAATATCTATGTTACCTGTTGCTGTGATAACTCCTGTTACGTCAAGACCACCACCAACGTCTAAGTTGAAAGGAAAATTTGCCTGTCCATTATCAGCGTCAACTTGAAATAAAACTGTTGCATCACTAGCTCTTTCATAACCAAGAGTGTTAGGACTTGTTCTATATACTAAATTTATAGAATCAGCATCAACAGTACCACTTGCGTCACTTGCAAACGTAATAAAATTAGGACCAGCACCAGTAACTTTTAATACTGGATTTGATCCATCCGACAATAAACGTATGTCGCCATCGACTTTTAAATCATTAGCTACGGTTACAAGTCCATCATCAGAATCAACTGTAAATAATGCTGTTCCATCAGACGATTTTTCAATACCTAAAGTGTTAGGACTGTCTCTAAATACTAAATCTAGACTATGAGCAGCATTACCAGCATCGGTAAATCTTATAAAATTAGGGCCTAAACCATTTAATTCAATTTCTGGAATAGTGCTAGTATTTTGTGTTATTTGTAGTTTTCCTGAAGAGGTTAATGTTCCAGGTATATTTACAGTTCCATTTGAACTTATACTAAACCTAGTTGCAGCGTTGGTTATGTCATAAGCAACAAAGAGTCCGTTAGAATTAGTTATCCGAAAATCGGAATTATTATTACTATCTATAAAATCTAATCTAGGTGCAGTATTTGATATGGTTACATTTGACGTAAACGAAGGATCAATTTTTGTACCAGCTATCGCTGCACTTGCATTTATATCCGCATTTACAATCGTTCCATCTACTATCTTTGCACTTGTAACGCTATTGTCTGCTGGCTCACTTACTCCAAGACTTTTAAATGTAAGGATAAAAAAGTCACTACCTGTTGCTGGAGCGTCACCCAGAATAATATCCGTTCCATCGACACTAAATCCTTCACTTGGCTGACCTGTTCCTGCTACTGGCTTCTGTATAACACCATTAATACTTACCAATAACTGTGCAGCAGATACGTTTGGAGGAGCAGACAAGGTAAATCTATAAGCAGATCCATTAAATGTTGCACTACCACCGCCTGTTGCAGAAGATGAGCTAAGTGTATTTATTGCAATATCACTACCACCACCAGCTATCTCAGCGATAGCTCCACTGTCCATTTTTGTAAATAATTTACCAGTATCAGTCCTTATCGCTAATTCGCCAAGAATTAAATCACTAGCACTTGGATCGCTCCCAGAACCTCTTTTATGTTTTATTACATTAGCCATTAGCTATAACCTCCTTCAGATTAATAGCTACCACCGTCTATGGTTATACCATCAAATGTTGTAAGGTTTGTGATCGAACCACCTGTTATTGCAACAGAGTTGGCAGCCTGGGTAGCAATACTGCCAAGACCTAATGTTGTACGGGCAGCAGCAGCATCCGCATCATCAATCAATGTCTTTGCATAGTTGGAAAAGCCAAGAGATGTAAGAGCTGCTGAAGCTGTTGTAGCTCCTGTACCACCATCTCCTATGGCAAGCGTTCCAGTGATTGAAGTTGCATCTAGTTTGACAGCTAACTTTGCAGATTCAATAACAAGGCCACCGTTAGTTTTTAGATCAGTGGATAATGTATTTCCTGATTTTTGTAATCCATCACCAGCTATTATCTGACCAGCACCAGAGAACTGTGCAAATGTTAGGTTATTCGTTCCAACAACAGCAGATCCAGTATCAGAGGTACAGGTAAATCCGTTTTCTGCGTTAACTGTTCCCTGTTCTACAAATACGAAAGCACCAGCAGCATTAGACCCCGTTGCCATATCCGTTGTACGAGATGGTGCTCCAGATGCGTTTACGTTATAAATACCATTCTGTGACGCAGTAGTTTGGTTCTTAATTAAGATTCGATCACCAGTTTGTAGCGTTACACCATCAATAGACTGACCATTAGCAAATGCAGTAGATAGTGTGCCATTTGCAGTAGTTGTTGCGACCACAGAATCTTTAATATCAAGACCTTGAGCAACTCCGTCTACATAACCTTTATTTGCAGCATCAGCATCAGCAGTAGGATCTGCTAGGTTTGTAATTTTTTGAGAGTTAAAACTAACGGCTGCTGAAGGAGCAGTCATCTGATCTAATCTATTTGTTCTTACACCAGTATCAAAATCACTAATCTTTGTATGTAGAAGAGAAGGTATATCAGCAGCTACTAATGCTCTAAATGTAGGTGCAGCGTCACTTCCAGTTGTAGGTCCACTTAATATTGTATTTGCTGTCCTGGTTGTATCTTTATCAAAAAATCCTCCAACTCCACCAATTTTTATAACACTTGTAGCTGATCCTCCAGCACCACCAGTTCCTTTACCAATAAACAGGGTTTCATTACCTTCACTAAACGCTAGTTCTGCGTTGGCTAGTGAGGTAGGTGCTGACGATCCAGTAGATCTTTTAATTCTTAAGGTGTTTGCCATGTTAGAAGTTTCCTCCGTCTACGAGATTTTCAACGGTGCGAGTTTGATCTGCTTTAAATGTACCACTTGTTGAATCAAAATACACTACTGAATTGTTGACTTTGTTGGAATCATTTAAGTTTACACCGCTTGTACTAAATTGAGGACCCTGCGGACCTCTTGTGGCTACCGTAACAACATTGGTATCACCATTAACGGTAACGGTGTTTCTTTCGGTTGTAATGTTAACTGAACTCATGTTGAAGTGTAGCCCTCGCTTACAAATATTGTACCTTCTAAATAATATTGTTTAGACCCTGCACCATCAATTAGTAAGACATCATACTTTAAAAGATCAGGAGTAAATGTAGCAGTTTGAGTATCAGTAAGAGTGATACTTACAGATCCAGCCGATCTATCAGTATAAGTAACAGAAAAATCAGCATACTTTGTGGTGCGTGTTTCTTCCCAGACCTGTGCAGCTACAGTAAATCCAGTAAGATTTATAGCATTATTATTGGAGTCCTTAAAAATAAGCGGAATTGTATGATCCGATCTTCTCTGAAGCGTGAAGTTATAGATCCCTGGTTCGATTGCCATAGTTATAATTTAATAATGTACATTAATGCTACGTTACGAGGTCGAGCCTCAGAACCTTGATTATTTATAGTAATTCCAACAGTTCCAGACATTGATAAATTACCACTATTTAATATAGCCTGATTTGTTGAACCACTATCACTGGTTCTATAACCAATTTGATAACCCTGACCAGAACCAAGTGTGATTCCTACGCTTGCTATAGATGGTTGCAAACTAAATCCTCTTGCATTGTGCCTATGGTTTGCACCTGAAACTGTAATTCCGCTATTTCCATAAGTGTGACTATGCTCTGCGTTATTTCCAGTTTGATTCGTACCAATACCACGGCCCTGATCTCTTGTCGAATCATTTGTATTACTTGCCCATCCTCTAACAAATTCACCTCTTAAATCTGGAACATTAAAATTATTACCTGATCCACCATATTTATATTGAATTAAATTAAATAATTCAGTATTAGCACTTTGCGTTTTATTTAATGATTGACCATTACATTCAACATATCCACTAGGAACTGCATTTTCAGGCATACAAAATATTGCACCAACTGGCACAAAAGTAGGAGTCGTAAATGATAAAACTCCTGACCCATTAGTTTGTAATACTTGACCATTAGTTCCGTCAACTGGTGCAGTAAAAGTTACTTGTTGACTACTTGTTACTGTTGCAGGAGCCTGTATTCCTATGTAATGACTGCTATCTGAATCTCCTAATCTTAAATCTCCTCTTGCTCTAAGGGTTAGACCATTAGCATCAATAATTGCTCTTTCTACTGCTGCTGTTGAAAAACCAAGAGTATTTGCAGAATTACGAAACATTCCTGTATCATCATCACCGTCAAAAGAATACGCAGGGCTACCGTTCAAAGATCCATCATCGCCTAACAGTTGACCTGTCATTGTTCCACCTGACTTAAGAAGCAGCCCTAAATTAGCTTGGTCTAATTTTCCTACTTCATAGAAAGTTGCTGCATTATTAGCAGTTTGATTAGCTTGATCTCCACCACTTGTTGCTCTAATTAATAATCTTTTAGGAGTTGTAGAATTATCTGCAACAAACTCTGCTGGTAATATTGTTCCTGCACCACTTAACGGTCCAAAATTATTTGCAGCCGTAGCCTTTAAAGTATCCTCCATATCTTCTCGGACAACTTGCCCAGAAGCATTTGCTATATTTTTATCGCCTCTCTGAAATGTGGACATCTAAAAAATACTTTCTTCTATATTACACCCCTTTACCATAACCGACAGCTTGGAATGTAAATTGTTTAGCTATAAATACAGGGTTTTGTGAATCATTTTTAATTTTTATATTAAAACCTGTACCAGAAACGTTAGAAAGCACAAAATAATCTCCAGAAGCAGCATTTTCTATCGTAATACCGATAGATGGAGGGAAAGCATTTACTCCTCCTAAATTTGAAGTTCCAGTAAAAAATGGATTTGCAAATGTGACTGTTGTACCAGATGAAGAAGTGCTAGAAGTTATTGGAGTTGTTCTGATTATATTTGAAGAATCTATATATGATCTTTCTGTTCTAGCCTCGAAAGCAGCAATCACTCCTAATTCTTGCACAGAAATATTATGTGCAACAGACTCAGATTTTAATGTACATCTAAATTTAAAACCTCTTCCCTTATATGTGCCATTTGCAAACGTCTGAAATCCAGAATAACTTGGAGAACTAGAACTAGGGTCATCTTGAGTAACATTAACAGATAAAGAAGCACTAACATCATCTATTGCTGGACCATCAAATTCTCCATCAGTAGCATAATCATCCCAAAACGTTCCTGCTGGTATAAGGTTATCTATTGTATTAACAAAAGCAAAAGTACAATTAGAAGATGATATTGCATTTCCAGTAGCTAAAAACTGAAAAGTATTAGTAGTAACAGCCACTATTCTATTTACACCACTTGTAGCTCCTCCCGTCAAAGCAACAAAATTAACATAATCACCAACAGATCTTCCATGACTATTGCTTGTTATTTCTATAACAGTCTGACTTTGACCACTTATAGTTGCAGTTGTTCTTACATAGGTAGCAGTGATTGTTTGACCACCAAGAGCAAAACCAATAGCTTCTATTATTCTTTTTAAATTTACAGAATATATAGCACCTAAATCCATAGTTACTGCAAAATCATAAGTACCTGTTAAATTTGCTGCTGGATTAGTTAGCTGAAGTCCACCACCAACCACTGAGGTGTTAGTCTTTGTACCTCCAAATGCGGTTGGGTCAGTATCTTCTCTATCTTCTAAAATTCGCACACTATCAATAAGATCAGGTAGGTCAATAATTACGCTTGTCGCATCTTGGCTAAAACGACCACCATCATCCTGGAATTTTAAAATATACTCTCCTTCCAATGCTGGAACATCTGCCAACGTACTGTTTCCAGCAATAGCTGGTATTAGATCTACAGAGTTTTGAAATGTTCCCGATCCATCAGTTTTAGTGCTGTGTCTTAAAAATACTCTTCCACCGTGAATTACGTCTGGATCAGTGGATAAATCCCATCTTAATCTTATAGATTTATTATCTAATGGTTCGTAAGATAAATTTTGAACAGGATCAGGTCGTCTAGTTTTACCTTCAGCATTAAAAGTTATAAAACTTGGTTCAGCAGATAATTGCAAAGCTGCGTTAAATGAAAATACTTTAATCTCATAAGTGCCTTGCTGACTGTTTAATATTTCTATATCTGGTCTAAATACTGTCTCACTTATCCAGTTTGCATTATTAAATCTATGCTGCACAAGATACTGGCTAACACCTGTTCTGACTTCCCAAGAAACAATTATTTTTGATACGGCCAAATTATTAATAGTGACTACTTTTTCAACAGCAGCAAGTCCACTAGGAGGTGCTTTTAATGTATTAAGTAATGATATGTTTCTTGGAGGCAAACTAATTCCCTGTTCTATATTGTCATATTTTCCAGCGATATAAGTTAGAGCAGTAATTGTATAATTTATATCATCTTGTTCTTCAATACTAATAACTCTAAAAGTTTGTGGTTTTACCGCACCAGCTTGTCCTGGGCTTGATGGTTCACTGGATAGCATCCATATTGCATTTACATTAGGAACAGCACTTAAAGCTGTGGTTAGAGTTATAACACTTCCTGTAACTGTACACGCTATTTCTTCTACATCACCATCAGGTAAAATTACAGAACATTTTTTATTTATACCAGTGAAACCAGCTAAATCCTGATCGTTGTCCACTGTTATAGCAGTTGTAGTTGCAGATTTTATTCTTCCTGATCTTCTAGATACACTTCTTACTGGATCGTTTATTTGAATAACACTTCCAGGTCTTACGATTGCACCAGCATCAATAGAAGTTGTAAAAGTAACTGTCTCAGATTCCTGTTGTTCACTAAATAAAATTGCCTTTGCAAGTCTTTTTGCTTGACCTCTTGATGTACAAGCAAATGCTTTGACTCTTTTAATTACTGTGCCCAACTTTGCAATAGCAACATTATCTTCTACTACTTCGTAATCTATTTCTCTACTGTCCATATTAAAATAACCAACACTCACAACTGAATGTCTTTGTCTTAAGCTACTACCAGAATATGAGAACCCATCTTCAGTAACATTAGATAAACTAAATAAATAACTAGGATCAGTTGGTCTATCTTGCGAAAGAGTTATAGTTCCTGTTTGCCAAATAGGAAATGCTCGCATAACTCCAGCTAATTCATTTATTAAATCAAACGCTTCCGAAGAGCCTTGAATACTTACATTACAACTAAATCTAGCTTCTTGACTTCCATCTGCATTTGTAACTATTGCATTTGCATATCTACTGGCAGCAACATAACCAAATAAATCAATATTTTCATACAATTTTGCATCTGTTGATTGATCTGGTGCTATTTGATCTCCTAACCCGTAGCGTTTATTAGTTAAAATATCAAGCAATATCATGGCAGGGCATGAACACCATTGAGCAGCAGCCATTTGTCCGTTAAAAACATAATTGTCTGGATAATTTATACGACCAGTTGCTAAGTCAACTGTTGGTGTTAAACCACCATTTGCTGCTGGTATTCTTACTTTTATTCCACGAATACGAAAGGCTCTTTGAGGTATAGAACTAAACTGTTGAGAACTTAATCTTAAAGTTGAGTACGCACAATCTGGATATGTTCTTACATCGTCAGATATTTCTTCCATTCTTGTAACAGAAAAAGTATCTTGTATTTGATCTGGGTTGCTGTCGGCTGTTACTCTTACAACTCTTATCTTTGCCTGATTATAAGTATCAGGAAGATCTATCCGATACTCTTTAGAATATGGATCAGCACTTCTACCTTTTATCGTATCGGTTAATCTATCTACAAAATTACCATTATCTATTTGCCTTTGAATTTTTAAAGTAACTTCTGTTCCTAAAATATCTCCATTACTTTCAAACTTCTGTAACGCTCCAAAGGTTACTGTTACTTCTACTGCATCTTTATTAGCACTTATATTTGGACTATCAGCAGGACCAGGATTACCACTTTGAGTTACAGCGTTGGTATGTGTAGGTGGAATACTGTTACTTTGTTTTGTTAATACAGCATTATCAACATTCCCCACAGCAGTCTGGTTACTTGTACCAAATCGAGGTTTAAAAGTTACATCTTGAAAACTAAAATCAGTTGCTTGTAAGTTTCCTAACTTAGTTAAAAAATCTGAATTACTTAATGTAGGAGATACATTTAATACTGACGTATCGTTTAAAAATATATCTGCAAGACAGGCATTGTTATAATTTGCGTTGTTTCGAGCAATACCTCTTTTAGATGGAGTTGCAAAACCTTCTATCTCACCTTCGGATAACAAATCTTGAACAGTAGCAAACTCTTTACTATTTAAAGTATCTTCGGCTCTTACTGGTTCTCTTGGAGGTGGTGGCCCTTTAGATCCTCTAATTATTTTGCTCATAAATTAATCCTCCGCTACTACTTGATGAGTGTCTATTCCTGCTGAAATAACAACTGATCCAGTTACAATTTCTCCATAACACAAAGGAATACTGGTTCCAGCCCTGCTAGTATTCTGCACCCCTGAGAAACTAAAAGATATTCTAGGATCTTCTTCGTTGCTAAATTCTTTAGGTTTAGGCAAAGGAAATAATAATTCACTAACACCCATTAATGTTAAACCTATACCTAAATTCATTGCTGTACTTGCAAAAAATTTTGCGGTTCCTGCTTTAAAAGCAGCGAACCCTCCTCCTGGCATTACTAAAGCTAATCCTATTAGTGCTACCCCTGCCAATGTTCTTCCTACCCCACCAGCACCAGTAATGACAGGAACAATACTTATATCAGATTTTCCAATTGGATAATGTATTTCTTCTTCACTTATTTCATAAGTATTAGTTAAAACTTTATAATGTCTATCAGCCATGTGAGCTTCTAAGCCAGGAAAATTACACAACAAAAATCTAATTGCATCAGCAGGAGAATTTATTACAGCTTCTAACTCTTTATGACCAACAAACTCGGCTAGTTCTCCATATAATTTAACTTTGTTGAGCATAGCGATACCTCTTACCAGTACATTTTAACAACCATTCAGAGTAAGGCTCTCTACAAGATAGTCTATCTGCTAAATGATGTAAAACCATATCTCCTAAGAAAATAGCTACATGATTTAAAGTTGGATACATAATTGACATCAATAAAACATCACCTTTTTCTAATGGTTCATCTGGTCTAAGTTCTCTAAATCCTGTTCGCCAAGCATAACTTTCAAATAATGGATCGAATAAAAATTCATCAGCAGTCATATTTCTTTCATAATCTTTTAACTCAATACCTTTTTCTTCTCTATACCAATCAACAACTAAACTCCAACAGTCTGTTACACCCCATACCCATGTACGACCTAACAAGGGTGCTTTATATCCTGATGGTTCTAAATATGCCCATTTTTCTGATTCGGGATTAACAATATGCCAAGGCAAATTACTTTTCTCACAACTCACTTTATCTGCTTGACTAGGTTCTGGAGATGATGTTGGATGACTATGAATAACGGCTACTATATCTCCTAGGTTATCTGCTTTTACATAATCTTCTGGATTTAAAATAAATTCTTGGTGGCTTGTTATCGCTAGGTTTTCACATGGATAATAACGTTTTTTTCCTCTTATATTAAGTAAAAGTCCTACAGATTCTTTAGGATTTTGGTCTTTCGCATGAACCAATGCGTCATCTTGCCAACTCATTGAAAAAACGTACCGATAGCAGGGAATAGCTCTCTAGTACATTGTCTTTTTGGTAATCTAACCCCTGCTAAATCGGAAGGTGCAGCTAATTCAAATTCGACTATATCTCTAGTTTCGGCTGCTTTACGATCTACTAAATATATTTCTCTTTTAAACTCAGCAGTAGGATCAGGAGTTCCAAAAGGATTTGAATTACCTGGAAAATTTATAGCATCAATAAATCTTGCCATAGTTCTTATTCTAGTTACTGTTGCACCTGTCAAATCATTTCCTGTGTTAACAGCACCAGCTACGGTAGCCGTATTTACTGCGTTAAGTATTGTAGAAATGCTACCTAAAGCATTACTAATAGTTATTTTTGGTCTAGGTATTTGACCTCTTTGATAAGCAAAACCTTCAGCTTTAATAGGTATTCTTGTATATGAATTTCCTGCCCAAACAATTTCTCCATTATTATTTAAATTTGAACCTCCATGAAATCTATAAATTGAAGTATCAGCATGAAAAGTTTGACTTAATTGCAGCGTAAATAATTCAATTATTGCTGATGGATTTATTTTTTGAGCTTCACTATAAACAAGAGCAGTACTCATGGTTCAAATACCTCTCTAAATGTTGCCTGTATTGTTGCTCTATTAACAAATGGAATCGTTTTACTCCATCCTTCACATACGAATTTAGATGAACTAGCTTCTCCTGGTGGTTGAAAATCAAAACTAGCACTATCATTTGCTCTTGCATCTAAAAATGTTTCTATAGTATCTGCGTCTGCTTCTGACACATTAAAAGTAAAATTAAAGATTTTTGGATTTTGATGTTCTGCAAGTCCAAATAATATTCTATGTTCGTAACCATCAGCAAAACGAACTGTTCTAGTTTTAGGTGCTGATTTTTTTTGTTGTCCGTATGTCGGAGTAATTGAAGGAAACGTAGCCATTATGCAAGCATACCTCCTGGTCGTTTTTGTTTAACTAATTCTGATTGTATAGCAACTGAAATCATACGACCAAGTTCTCTACCTTGTTCTTCATTGCCTTCAACAGAAGAACCAGAAGCATCTACATTTACTGTTATGTTTGTTGAACCACCAAGAGCATGATTCGGTGTAATCATTCCTGATACACCTGGGCTAAATAACTCTGGCCCACGTTCTCCAACTATGTAACTACCACCTTTCATAACAGGGCCACCATCTGCCTTCATAAAAGTAAAACGTGATACTTGTTGGTCAGGAGTTAAAGTTGGAGTTGGATTAGGACTAATAAAAGTACTGCTAAATAAATTGCCAAATAAACCTAATATTCCTTGCTGTAACTGATTAGCCATCATTCTTGCAGCAGTATCAATAAAATAATCTGCTATCTTATTCAACATATTTCTAAAGGCATCAGCAACAGTCATAGTTCCTCTAATAATTCCTTTAAATGAATCTTCAAATGAAGTTGCCATAACATCTGATACTTGTATTACGGCTCTTATCGGATTTTGCAATGCTTTCATTTCGTCTTTCAAATCTTTTACTTTGTCATTAATAGCAGAGAAAGCTAAAACTCCTGATTGTCCAAATTGACTATTAGCCTCATTAACAAGACCAAGCATTTCTCTTACTTCCTCTAATGCTTTTTTAAAATCTTCTATTCTTTTATTTCTGCCCTCTTCAAATTCTTTTTGTATTTTTGCTGCTCTTTCTTCTCCAAAGATCGAAGGATCTACAAAATTAAACCCATCACTAGCAGCACCAGCAAGTATCCTATCTTGAAGTGTAACAACTTTTGCCTTTGCAATAAGTTCATCATTAGCTGCTTTTGCCTTAGCCTCTGCTAAAGCTAACTCAATGACAGAAGCATCATTAACTAAATTTTGTTGTAATAATTGTTTTGCAACTTGATTACCTATTTGTTTTCTTGCTTGGAATATTTGTTGAGCTAATGCAGCTTGTCTATTTATTGCTGCTAGAGTATCAAATGCACCAGCATCAGTACCAAAAATACTAACCAAAGATTTTGCTATTGAACTAGAACCAAATTCTTTAAAAGCACTTAAGGCTGCGATTGCTTCTTCTTTTGTTACATTAAGTCTTTTTGCTAATTTATCAACATCAGCAGCTAATATCTGAGTACCTCCACTTGTGGCAGTAAACTGAATATTTAAAGCAGCTAAAGATTTATTAAATTTCTCATTCTTATCAATAGCAGAACCTATTGCAGTACCAACAATAGATAACGCAAAACCAAATTGACCACCTATAGCTCCACCAGCAAGTCCACCGAGTCCACCACCAACTGCTGCTGCTCCTGTTTGTCCAAACAATAAAGGAAAAGCACCACCGATAGCAGCACTAGATATAGTTCCTCCTATTCTTCTGTTTCTTTCTGCTTTTGCGGTTTTTGCTTTTTGAGCAGCTAATTTTGCTTCCGCTTCTGCTTCTTGTTTAGTAAGCAATATCTTTGCTTTTTGAAAACTAATTCCTTTTTTTTGTGCAATTCTCTCTATTTGTAAAGCCCTATTTTTTTTCTTTAATTGTTTACTATATTCTTCCTCAACTTTAACAACAGTTTTTAATGCGTTGTTAAATGTTTTTGTACCAACTGCTGCATCATTTAATGCAGCTTTAGCTTTATTAACAGATTGACTTAAATTATTTATTGTTTTTGGAAATCTATTACCAATAATATTTGGTTTATTTAATCCTTTAACTTCTTGAGTTATTGCATTTATTTCTTTTCTAAGTTTTTGTAATTCTTTTGCACCTTTTAAAGCAACAGCAATATCAACACTATAATTAGCCACTTGCTATAAAAATTAAAACATTTTCTCTATATTACCTTCTTTTGCCTTTTAAAGCACTAACTCTTTGTGCTTGTTCTTGTTGTTTTTTCATTTCTTCATGCTCTATTTCTGAAAAAGCAGCCCAACCCATCATTTCTTCAACAGTTAAAGTTTCTGAAAGTTCAGCTACAGTTTTTCCTAATTCTTTGGCTAAAGAAAATAAAAACTGCCAATCATTATTAGCTTTTCAATTCGGCTTTAGCCTCTTCAACTCCTCTGGTTTGTCCAGCTTCAATCATAGCTAATTGTATTTCCTGTAATATATTTGCTTCAACTTCTCTTCTTAATGAAGCCTTATCTCCATCTTGAAAAAGTCTTGAGCCATCTTTATCTAAAGATTTTTCAATCATAAGAGCTAATGCAAAATCATTTGGATCATTACTATCTGATTTTTTTGCAATGGATTCTCTTTCAGCAATAGTTAATGGATGCCAATAAACAGTAAAAATAATTTCATCATCTTTTTTTACATCATGCTTATAAAGTTGAGAAACTCCAAACTTGTTTTTCAAAAGATCAACTGCTCTAGTCATATATAAAAGTAATATTACATTACTATACTACGCATTTGCAGTGAATTGGCAAGATATTAAGCCTAAAAAGTGTGCAGAGTCATCTAATTCAATAGGAGCAGGACCAACAACATCTAATACTCTAGGATCACAACTAAAAGTATCTGTATAATCAGAAGCATTAACAGAAGTAAGGCCATCAATAACAGCTTCTCCTAATGCAGATAAAGCTGCACTACCTTTACCTCTTGGAACATAAATATTACATTGAATAACACCAGAATAAAAATCCTGTGATGCTCCTTGTGTTTGAGTTGTTGCCTGTGAAAAATCTATTGACATAACAATATATTTTTTAGTTTTTCCAGGAGTCTTATAAATCATATTGTCATATATCATTTCTACAGTTGGATCTACGTTTTCAACTGCATCTGTTACTGCTTTTTCAAAAGCTGCTCTGGTGTTAACTAAAGTCATGGATTAGTGTAATCAACAAATACATCATCAGTACCACCAAATAAGCCAACACCTTTCAAGTCTCTTACATTCTTAGATTCATATTTTACTCCAGAACCAAATGTACCAACACTTAATTTTGGTTTATCTGTAAATACTTTATTAATTAATGGTCCTAATTTTCCTTGCACATATTGAGGTATTTCACTTCTAGGAGATGCTAAAGCTCTAGCTGCATATTCTGATCTATTACCAATAAATACTTTTGAGTAAGGTTTAAAATTAGGTATATTATTTAAAAATCTAGCTTCAACTACTGCACCAGGAGCTTTTGTACCATCTCTTGATGGCTTGATACCACTCCAGGGAGCATGATCTTTTCTGGATTGATCTGGTCTAGGTCTTTGTGTACTTGCTGTCCAGCTTGAAGCAAAAAAACCAGTATCAACAGGACTATTTTCTTCAGTTGATAGATCAGTAATAATTACTCGCACTAAAGTATTTAAATCTCTTTCTAAATTCCCTTCCAAATCTGGAATAATATTATCAATAGCATCAACTCTTGCCATTAGAACCTCACCAATAATGTAAACAGATAAGTCTGTCCACCTTGTTTTGTGTCTATATTAATTATCTGTGCTGTTCTTAAAGATCCAGCATAATTTAACTTAACTTCATCTTCAAAACTAGGTTGATTATCTCCAATCAAATCAGGTGTAATATAAATTTTTGCTTCTCTTCTTTCTCTACCATTATTTTCTGTAGACTCAATAAATTCAACTGGAGCTTTAATATTTGCATACGTTGTATCATTACTAACTTCTTCACCAGTATCAATATTGTAACTAGAAGTTCCTTTTTTTATATAGCTAATAGTTGAACTTAAAGAACTTCCCAAATCAGCTACAACCTGTTTAGTTATACTTTTTAAAATAGAATCTAATTGACCTGCCATTATCCTCTTACCACCCTAGTTTGATAACTACCAGATCCACCTAAAATATAAGCTCCAAGATAACTTTGTAATTGTGGATATTTGTCTAGAACATTATTGGTAGTGCCGACACCTTGACTTTGTGAATTATATTTTACCTGTATATCTCCTAATTTTACTTCAGATATATTACCCTCTGTACCAGAAACACCTGTCATTGCTTCTGGATCATTCGCTAATAATCTAGCTAATTCATATTGTGCATATTTAATATTATTTGGAATAGAACTACAAGTAAGTTCAACATTATCAATTTTATAATTATTTCTAGGAAATTTTAATGCTTGACCATTATCACATCTGGTTCCATAAAAATTTAGATTATCAATCCACCTTGTAGCATCTATCAATGCTCTATTTTTTTGATCATCAGTTTTGTCAGTCCAAGTACTTGAATTTGGTACAGTTTCAAAATATGTATTAGCTTCTGCCAATGTGACATAGCTATTTGCAGTAGCACTTGATAATGTTGCTGTTATAGTAGCTGCCACGT